TTACATGACCTGTCTTTTGAAGACGACCCATTTGTTTTTTACGTTGAGACTTAGACCTGGAGGATTTGTCCATAGCAGAGCCAGCAGAAACTACTTTTGGCTTATTTTTAAGCTTCTTCGACGCGACTTTAGAGGGGTTGGCTTTGTCATAAAACATAGCCTTACGCAACACAAGCAAAGATCTGTGATCTATCAAAGATCCGATCTCATTCACTGAATAACCCACACCAATAGCGTAATCTCGTAATTGAGCGCCTATGGTTTGTCGTTTGGCTTCATCACCCCATTCCGGCAGTTTTTCAGAAAGCTTTGCATGCTCCCTGGCTACCGTAGTTTGGTGTTGTTGTGCCGCATCCGCAGATTGCTTTTGTTTAACCATTTCCTGTTGTTGGAACATGGCTTGCACACGGTCTTGTGCATCTCTATAGTCTTCTCGTAGAGTTACATACTCTATAGGACTTTCTTCCTTTAGACGCTCCCAATCGACGTTCATAAACTGCTGAAGATGTTCGTTTGAGTTGTCTATCACGTTCTGTAACGACGCAACGTACTCTTCCCGTTCCTGCTGAATTTGAGTCACTTCCTGTTGCGCCATTTCTAACGCTTGTTGCATGTGGCCTCTTTCTTCAGCTATGTCCTGGGTTTTCTTGGTATAATCTGATTGTCGAGAATAACCTTTCACAAGCTCTTCAAGGGTCACCTCATGCGCTTCACCGTTTACTTTAACGGTGTAAGCATCAGGCTCCTCTTCCTGCTCGTCCTCCTCATCAGACTCTTCAGACTCTTCCTCATACTCCTCAGAATCGTCTTCAGACTCCGCTTCCAATGGTTCGTCTTGAGTTTCCTCAGTAGACTCTGCCTCTTCCGTCGGGCTAGCTTCCTTAGCCTCAGGGTTGTCCTCAACGGAGCCCATAAGACCAAGTATCGCTTCTTGTGCTTCACTAATGCTACCTTCTGTCGACAGTGATTCTGTCGTATGCGGGGCTGATTGCGTATCCGCCATTTTCAAATCTCCTTAGATGTAAGGGTGTTGCTTTTCTAGCATCTTTGCCATAACGCCCGTTTCAACAACAGACGAAATATGACCTTTCAGCCTTTCAAGCAGTCTTAAAGCCAGCCAGAACGCTTCTCGCTGATCAATATCTATAGATCCTGTGGTTTTCCACAGAGTTAAAAGCTCCTCTTCTACAACACCAAAAGCTTCTATGAATAACGGATTCGCCAGAAGGTTTTTAGCGCTTATCTCTCGCTGTTCTTGGTTCATGTCGCTCCAATCGCAACAGCTCTATTCTGCTCTCTTTCAATCGCTATCTCTTCCATCTTAAACTTATTGTCGGATTGTAATTTAGCAGTTTCTAGCTGTAATTTCTGCGCTTTTATTTGTGTTTCAGCAACTTTAATGTCTAACTCTCCTTTCTTTATTTGAAGTTCAGCTTGCGCCATTTCTTGGCGTGGGTCCTGTTTTTGTGGGGCGGCTGAAGGATCGGTTAAGAAATCATGCACATTCTGAAAGCCCATGTTTCTTATTAAGGCAGCGCCCATGTTGTATATGTTTTGCTCTGTCACGATATTTAGTCCACCAGACATCGCCTGAGATGCGAATTGCATCATCTGAGACAGGTGTGTCATCTGCTGATCTCTATTGCCGTGACCTAGACCAACCGATATAGTGCAATCTGACTTGTCTCTCCACATATCTGGACGAACAGAAACCCATTCGTTATTTAACTGAACAACTCGCTTTTTATCCTGATTCTTCTGAATAAGCTCGTATATGCAAAGCATCAAATCTTTTACGCCAGTCTCTGCAAAGTTCCTAGCTATAAGCTCAACTCTAGCTTGTGCTGCCGTCATAACCTGCGCGACCGCTGTAGCTGTTTGATGCGACTTTAGCGCATCATCATTAAGGCCCTGAGTATTCTTAGACACCCCAGACCGCGACTCCCTAATACCATCAAGATAGGTGAGCATCTGGAACGAGTAAGGTTGCAGTGGAGGGGTTGTTAGAGGCGTAACCGCATTAGGGCTCTTTACTCGAACAATTCCTCCCGGCCTTTGGGTTAACAGGTCATCGAGGTTAGCTTGGCCCTCAAGGACAGCGTATCTACCAAAGTTCTGGTTATACATATTGTCCATTAGGTTTCGCATCAATGTGCTCTTGATCAACTGAATATCCATTACCAAGTCTGCAACTGACAGCCCAAAAAACTTATGCGGTATCTTTATAGGGGTGATCGAAACAAACGGATACCTGTCTATCTCATCGTTGGACAGCACCGTAGACCCCACCGTACAAACCTTGCGAAGCTCAGCTATCCCATCATTATTGTAATCTGCTTTAAGGAAGCTCTCATGAAGCCAGAACACTTGGAGAGAATCATCGTCATGTCCGCCGCCCCAGTCTTTACCCCAATACTTAGCAGATTTGTCAAACTCGTATCTTGCTAGTCTCTCCGCCGAATACTCGTCTTCATCCATTCCGCCGCTGGACAAGTCTTCAGCTTCAAGGTTTTTCTCAGGGTACATCTCTCTAAGGTCTGATAAAGTCTTAGGAACTCTGTGGCAAACAAACCTAGCGTCCTCTATAGTTTTCGCCTCTCTTGAGATCAAGAACTCATCAGGCGGGACATTCTCTATTCGAACCTCCCCTCTTTTTAAATTTCTTGTGATAACGATGTGGTGCCCCTCAGAGGAGGTAACCCCATAATCAGACTCCACTTCTTCCCCTGGCGGAGTGTGCTCAATAACCTCTACATCCTCATCAGCTACGAGAGCTGCAAGCTCTTCATCGTCAAGCCCTTTATATTCTTCCCTGTTCCATTTTTCAGACTCATCCCACCAAACCTTAACGATACCATTCTTCTGCATCAACGCATCAGTAAACCAAGAGTAAAGTATCTGCCAGCCAGGATTGTCCTTCATAAACACATGGTTAACGTAATCAGTAGCTTGCTTAGCTCCTTTGACATCCTCTGGGCCTACAGGAGCAAAGGTTACCATAGTGTCCCCTGACGCGAAAACGCGCATCAAAGAGGGTTTGATCCACTCAATTGTGTCCTGAACGGTAGAGTCTACGAACTGACTTCTTCCTTCCACCTCGTTTCCAAAGGGAAGTCCGTAGTAGTAATCCATAGCTCTTTCACGCTGCTCAGATATAGTATCGCTGTAACCAAGAGAGTCGGTAATTTCTCCCCGTATTCGCGATACAATATCTTCTTCGGTAATTCTTTCAGACATTAAATAATACCATAGTTCATGTAGTTCACTTCTTTAGTCCATGTAGTGTCATCTCCCGCAACGGCAAACCTAGCAGACATCGCAGCGTACCTTGTTGCGGACATTAAGTCATCGTGAAGGGGTACGATTTTCCCTTCCTTTCTGTGATACATCCTAAATTCTTGCCACCAATCTCCCAGCGTCGAGAAGACGTGGAATTTACCATCCTCCATCCTCTGAAGCATAGACATTATGCCTTCTTCAATCGAGTTTCCGCCCTTCTTCTCACCCAAAGCTGGAGGGTTTTCAAAGTGAAATGGCAGCATGTTACACCCAAGAGCTCTGTATTGATCTGCCAATCCAGGGTTGCCCATTGAGTCACGCCTATTACCATCGTGAGGCCATACAACAGGTATGAACCTGGGTCTATTGTTAATAGCCGCCGCGTGTATAGAAGGAGGCGCTTTTGACTGTCGATAGCAATCGTATACATACATCTCGTCCTCGTCCCTATCCCAAGCCAACCATACAAGGGCTGTAGGATGGTCGAATCCAAAATCTATTCCGCAGATTCTAGTCCAATACTCCGGTATGGGGAATGGATCTACGATTAGCTTCTCTTCCATTATAGGAAATACAAGCCCAGAACCTACTGTTGGCCTCCCATAACGCCGCATCTCTCTTTCGTGTGGGCTGTAGCTAGAAAGGATCTGCTCCATAACAACATCATTCAGGTGTCCGTTAGATCCCGCTAAGCTTTTAACGCTTTCAGAGGCATCGTCCCATGTAGCGTTATTCAGAGACTGTCCAGGCTGTAGGTTATTCAAGAAACCTGCTACAGTCTCTGTCATGCCCATTTCAGGTGTGAACGTCATATAAACCATTCCGCGTCTATCTAGGGTTCTTGTTACAGCTTGTGAGTATATATCTCTCGGTGGCTCCTCATCAAGCCAAATACAGTCTACAGATCTACCTTGCCACTTATCAACTCCCATTTCGTAAGCTTTGAAAAAGAGCGAACTGTTGCCGCCTGACACGTGCCTAATAAGGGCAACACTCTTTGCATTAGGGACGCCGGGTTTCCGCTCTGCTTTTATTATCAAATGCTTGGGAACAGACCCGCTACCCCAAGCTTCCGGGTCATCGGGAGAGCCCAATAACTCGTACTGTACGATATCTCTAGTGGTTTCGTTTGAAACCCCACCAGCCCACGCAACTATCTCCTTGAAAAAACGCTTTCCCTTCCACCAGTCTGGATACAGTCCAGTCAAGTGCATGGCTAGCTCAGCGCTCCCGCAATAGGACTTTCCTATCCGGTTAGCCGCCATAAGCAATCTCTGGTTAGCTGCGGATCCAGTGCTGTGGAAGTTTAGCTGATACGGGTATGGGTCGTAGAAGTCAAGCCTGTTGAAGCGCTCACGCTTTCTTAGCTCTCTTGCTATTTCTACCGCTCTTTCTAGTTCCTCCCTTGTATCCGCTTGCGTAGGCAGCTCGTGCTTGCTTTTCTGCTCCCGATCTAGTCGCATAACATTTGCCTGATTTTCCCCATTTCCACCCCTTTTTACCGCTAGATAAAGTACATGCCTGAATAGGCATTAGTTCAGTCTTTCTGGAATCTGCTCTTCTTCAACAACTTCCCTTTTTGTGAGGATATCTAACTCTCTCATCAAATCTCTCGTTGAAGACTGCTCTACCCTTGAGATGGTCTGCTCTATTCTTTCAGTTGGCTTCAATCCCGCTCTGTCAAGGATGTCCTTGTTAGCGGCAAGCTTAACGCTCTCTGAGATGGCTTCAGAAGCTAATTCGCGCATCTGAGCTAAAGCCATAGGAGCAGCATCAAGCAGATTTCGCTCTATGTGGTCCTTTATCTCATTAGCGAACTGCTTTTTGAGCTTGTGACCCTGTTGTTTGGAGGTCTTCTCAGAGTACCCCGCAAAAATAGCAGCTTTAGATGCGTTTCCCGTTAGGGAATAAGCCTCTATGAACTTGCCTTGCTTTTCGGTTACCATCCTAAATGCCTGCGTCTCAGAGCCATATTAGGAGGCCCTCTCCTGGAGACTTCTGGATTGCCTAATATCCCTGGCTGCGGAGCTCTCGCTCTACGAACCAGAGAGTTCATTGGTTCAAGCTCTACTGGATTTCCGTAGTGAGTGTCCATCTCTGCTTCTTCATTTAACTCTCCCCTTACCAGTCTCGCCATTGTTCTAGCAAAGTCAGGGTTCATCGCGGGTGATTTTCCGTACATTGGCTCTGGTCCGCTCTCCATCTCCCCCAACATTTCATGGTGAAATCCTTCTGGGGATAAGGTGGGCAGCATCCTTCGTGGAACAGGGCGCTGACCTCCTGACCTTAGAGGGGTGGGTTCACGCCTGGCCCCTTCATTCATCCAACGTCTCTGGTCACGTGGAGATTGACCCATTTGCTCCTGGCCGGTTCTGCCTCGCATGGCAGCAATATCTGCTTCGGTAATCATTGAAGCATCCAATTCTCTAAGGTCTTGGCCTTTCAACCTAGCAAGGAGAGCTGCCATATATTCCATCCTTTCTGCGGTCTTCTCTTCCTGCATTTGGCGAATCGCTTCTATCGCTGGGCCATGCGCCTTTGGACCCCAAGGTATGTCGTCTCTATATTCGCTTTCGTGTGCCATAGCATCTCTCTCTTTATTGTCGGTTTCTTTCTCTGAACTTCTTCTTCAGTTGATCAATCATTCTGAGCGCGTCTGTATCCCTTGCGAATCTAGAAGGCACATTCTTCTTCATGTATTTCATCAGCTTTTCTACGGACATTTTATTGTCTTTAGCAATCTTCTCTATATACAATCTGGCGTGTTTTTTCTGGCTTTCCGTTCCATACTCTGCATCATACATCCTTGTAAGCACTTCCTCAATTACGCGAGGTATGCCGTATCCTAAAGCCTCTATCCCTTCATGCCTTAATTCGTGGT